GGATTCGTTGATACGGTGTTTAAAACAAATGATGAATTGGGGTATGAAAAGGTTGTAGCATGGCAGCCACTACCAGAACCTATGAGAAAGGAATAACGATGGACATTATAATCACAATCGCATTCCTAGCCCTGTATTACATCCTGGGGCTGGGAACCGTGATTACTTTAAAAACAGGAATCGAAGAGGAAGTAGAACTTGAAGGAGCAGATTACCTTCTGGCTGGAGGATTCCCAATACTGCTATTTGTGGTTTTTTTAGATTGGATAGCGCGGAAGATAGTGAGGTAAGAAAATATGAGAAAATTTAACTGGGATGAATTTAAAAATAAAGACAATAAGATTGCAGTGCGCTGCAAGACCGAGGAAGAGGCGAAAGACTTATGCAAGCAGATGCACGAACATGGAATGAAGTGGTGTAACGGAGAAAGTTATTTGAAAAATACAAATTATAATGTGCACGAAGGAACGTGTTATTACGGAGGCGGAGAATATTCGACTTGTGATTTTGCAGAAAAGTACAATTATAAAATCTTGGAATGGAGTGATTACATGCAGAAAGAATTTGCGAAAGCGGATTTAAAAGACGGAATGGTAGTGGAATACAGAGATGGAGATAGAAGATTAGTAATTGATAAATATTTGATCGGGAAGAAAGCTCATTATGAGTTAAGCACATACAACGAAAACTTGGAAGACGGATATCCTGGATTGACTATCATGAAGGTATTCAAGATTCGCCAAAGAGCAATTTTAGAGAGGATATTAGACGATGATAATCTCGAACTCATCTGGGAACGCACCGAGCCGAAGAAAATGACCGTGGAAGAAATGCGACAAAAGCTTGAAGAGCTGACAGGAGAGGAAATTGAGGTAACGGAATGAACAGGGAAACCATGAGACGCAGGAAGGAGAAGAGAAAATGCTAATTGAAGATAAAGTGCAGATAGAAGCAGTGAAAACAAGATCGTATATGATGGGCGAGATAGACGGAAAAGTGATGATTACGCAAGGTAGATATATTGTATTTGTGAAGAAAGAAGATTTCTTGCTCGACATAGATAAGCAGAAGAAATTGCCAGAAGATGGGGTGAAACATTTTTCCACAGAAAATATTCAGAGCCAAATGAGGGCGGCCAAGTTGTCAAACAGAATGCTTACAACTGGCAAAAGCATTCTGAGAGCAATAAGAGACGAGACAACAGGGGAATACGCTTGGTTTGATAATAAATATTTGAAAATGTTTGACGGATGCACGCCAAATCTTATTAAATACCAAGGAAACTCTGAATACTACGATGCCGTGTTTACACGCTACGGAGAAATAATAGGCATCATACTTCCTGTGAGGGTGAGTGAATGGTGATAATAAGCTAGATGCAGAAAGGAGACAGCGGACATCATGAAGAAAATAGAAGCATACACTATGGCAACGAGAAAGCCCTGTGATACTGCTTTAAAGCAAAAGGGGCATAAAGCCTTTGCCTGTGACTTTAAAAGCCGTGAGAGGACGAATAAGGACGCTGTGGAGTACATAGCAGAGAAATACAACATAAAAGATCCTGTTCCGGGAGGTGATAGAGTTGGACAAGAAAACACTGAAAAAGTATAAGCCAAACAAAGATAGACTTATCCGGATTGAGAACCAGATACAAGAACTCTGTGAACGGGAATCGACTGTTGTCATGGGGAAGGTAACGGGATCCAGCGCAGATTTTCCGTACACCGAAGTGAGAACATCTGTACAAATGTATGACCCTTACGAAGAAGAGAATGTAAGGCGTCAGATCAGAAGAAAAGAAGCAGACAGGCTGCGGATTCTGAAAGAGCAAAAAGAAGTAGAGGACTACATAAATGGGATTGATGATCCGGAGATTAAGGAGATATTTGAGTTATCGTTTATTGAGGGCAAGAAACAGGATGAAGTTGCGGAGATAGTAAATATTGACAGAAGTTACGTGTCGAAAAAAATAAGTGACTATCTTAAACTTTCACACTTTTCACAAAAATAGTATGCTATAATTATTCTAGAACGATTGTATATTGTTCTAAAACAATCTTTCCAAACATTTAGAACACCGCCGGACTTTCCCTTTCTCGTCTGGCGGTGTTTTTATGCCGTGGCAAATGTAGGGCAGACAGGTTCGACTCCTGTACACGGCTTCGGATACAAAGTGTTGACTGCTGGGCGGTCCTTAAATGATTAAGCGCGCGATCAGCTTTGTATCTGATTGGTACCAAAACGCAGATATCCGCAGATCTGCAAAACAAACAAAAATAGATTCAGCAATCTATATTTAGTGTCAGTACCCGAGTGCGGATAGGGTAGAGGATGTCAATAAAAGGCATCCTATGGGTGTATAGCTCAGTTGGTAGAGCGATCGGCTGTTAACCGATGTGTCGCAGGTTCGAGTCCTGCTATACCCGTTGTGGACTACTGCAAGGTTCCTCCTTTTTCCTATAAATTTTGATTGTGTACCTGGTTATTTTGGTTTTTGTTGGCATTTGTAATTCTTTCGAGCAGTAATCCTAAATTCTTGGCATCCAGAGATGGGTGCTTTTATTATGTCCAGAAAAGGAGAAGAGCATGGAAATTGTTAAAAGATTGTTATGCAAGCATGACAAGACGGAATATGTCAGTACAGATCTTGCAAGACAGAATGATGGTAGCTTTATCACGAAGCACACGTGGAGATGTAAGAACTGTGGGAAGCTGATTGAAGGGAAGAAACATGGGAAAGTTTTACGAAAGTCGAAAGTGGAAAAAGAAAAGAGAAAGCATACTAAGGCGTGACGCATACCAGTGCCAAGAGTCTAAGAGGTATGGCAAGTATGCAGAAGCAACGACAGTACACCATATCTATCCACTGGAAGAGTATCC